TCATTGACAACTACGCTGCTAGTGGCAAGTCTATTGACCACTACGCTGCACACATACTAAGCAAGCCTTATAAATACAAGACGCACTTCCTACCACACGATGCTAGAGCTAAGACCTTAGCCTCTGGTGGTAAATCAGTCATTGAGATGTTGGCCGAACACTTGAGCATAACTAAGATGGCAATCACACCTAGCCTATCACTACATGATGGCATACAGGCGGTAAGACAAATGATGCCTAAAGCATGGTTTGATAAAGAGCGTTGTTATGATGGCCTAGAAGCTATCAAACAGTATCAGCGTGAGTGGGATGATGACAAGAAAATGTTTAGGGATAAACCTAGGCACGATTGGACATCTCATGCGGCAGATGCTATGCGTTATGCTGCTATCAACTGGCGTGAAGAACATAAGCCTGTGGTAGAAGACAAACCAATTAGAGGCATTATGGTCGGACAGACCGATGTCACATTAGACGAACTATGGGCTATGCAGCCTAAACAACCTAAAAGGATTTAACCATGAACTCAGTAATTACTGGTGGCTACAAGCTAATATCAGCGACAGGCAATGTAAGCCCAATAGGCACAGACTTGTTAGGCATATTCGTATCTGCTGCATCAAGCACACCTACAATCACTATTTACGATTCAGCTACTACAACTACAACGGCTAAGGTGATTGATACATTCACACCAGTGGCTGCTACCTATTACACAATCCCAGCGTCAGTAGCAAGTGGCTTATACATTGTTATCAGCGGCACAGTAAGCGCAACTGTATTCTTCGGTTAAGGATAACTCATGGCTAAGGTTTCGCAAATAATGTCAGAGGTACAAACATACCTTGATATGTTTAGCCAATACGACAAAGAGTTTGCTAAGTGGGAAGGTCGTGTAGAGAAGATTCTCAAACGCTACCGTGATGACCGTACAACAACTACGGCTCAATCTCACTACAACATCTTGTGGGCTAATGTACAGACTCTGAAGGCTGCAACCTTTAGCCGTATGCCTAAGCCCGATGTATCACGCAGACATAAGGACAGTGACCCTGTTGCCCGTGTTGCGTCTATGTTGCTAGAGCGTGCCTTAGACTTTGAGATAAGCAATACAGAGGACTTTTATCACTCTCTTAACTCATGCGTTTATGACAGATTCTTAGGTGGTCGTGGTACATCATGGATTCGTTACGAGCCTATCATTGAAACAGATGACACCTTCGTGTCTGAAGACGAGCTAGACTCTGACAATGTATCTGAATACCTAGATATTGAGCAAACACCAGTAGACTATGTGCATTGGCGTGACTTCGGTCATAACTCTGCCAGGACATGGGATGAGGTATCATGCGTATGGCGTAAAGTCTATATGACTCGTCAAATGCTTAAAGAGCGTTTTCCTGAAGACAAGTTTGATGACTTGTGGAAAAGAATACCGTTAGACGCTTCACCTGATGAGCCTCGTACTAAGATGACAGAGGGTGTCACTAAGCGTGGTCTAATCTACGAGGTATGGGATAAAGAAGAGAAGTGCGTCTATTGGATTAGTAAATCCATGGGCAAAATACTAGACAAGCGTGAAGACCCATTGCAGTTAGAGGAGTTCTTTCCATGTCCAGAGCCTATATTCTCTACATTGACCAATGAGTCACTTGTACCAGTTCCTGACTTCACTCTATACCAAGACCAAGCTAACGAGCTAGACACGCTATCAGACCGTATTAAGGGTCTAGTAGACGCTATGAAGGTTCGTGGCTTCTATGACGCTGCAAATGCTGACCTAGGCCGTCTATTTACAGAGGGTGACAACAATACACTTATCCCTGTTAAGAACTACGCTGCCTTTGCTGAAAAAGGTGGCTTGGGTGGTGCTGTAGAGTTCGTTGACCTAACACCTATTGCTAACGCATTGAACATGGCTTATCAAGCTATGGGTCAAGTTAAACAGCAAATCTACGACATTACAGGTATATCTGACATTGTTCGTGGTGCAAGTAACGCTAACGAAACAGCTACTGCTCAACAAATCAAAGGTCAGTACGCCACATTGCGTCTTAAGACTTACCAAGATGAAGTGGCTCGCTTTGCCTCACAAATACTTAAGATTAAAGCACAGATTATCTGCCAACACTTCCAACCTGAAACCATTATGAAGATTGGTGGTGCAGAGTTGCTAAGTCAAACAGACCAACAGCTAGTGCCACAAGCTATTCAACTGTTGCAAGACAGTCCTATGCGTACATTCCGCATTGAGATTGCTACAGACTCCATGCTTTACGCTGATGAAGCCCAAGAAAAGCAAGACCGTGTAGAGTTCTTACAAGCCACTAGCTCATTCATTGAGAAAGCTATACAAGGCGCTCAAGCTGTGCCTGAGTTGACTCCATTGTTAATGGACTTGCTCAAGTTTGGTGTCCAAGGCTTCCGTGTTGGCCGTACGCTTGAGGGTGAGTTTGATACATTCGCTGATGCAGAGAAAGAAAAACAAATGCAAGCGTCTGCTAACCCACAACCACCAGCTCCAGACCCTGAAATGATTAAAGCCCAAGCTGAACAACAAAAGATGCAGATGGAAGCTCAACTAGAGCAAATGCGTATGCAGTTGGAAGGTCAAAAGTTAGAGTTTGAGAAGTATAAAGCTGACCTTGACAACCAAACTAAAGTCGTTGTGGCTGAGATTAACGCTAAGACAGACCTACAGCTTAAGTCGCTTGATATTAACGCTGGTAAAGAACAAGAAGGTCTTACTGAAATCAGTATGGGTGGCGTTGAGCAACCTACATCTGCGTTATCAGGCTTGGTTGAGGCTATCAACAACAACATGGCTACTATGGTGGCCGTACAAGCTCAACATAACACTGACTTATTGACGCAACAACAAATGGCTCATCAAAACTTAGTGCAACAATTAACTAAACCTAAGCAAGTGGTAAGAGGCGCAGACGGTAAAATAGTCGGGGTGGCATAATGGCATTAGTCCTAGCGGATAGAGTATTAGAAACGACTACTGTCGCTGGTACAGGGAACGCTGCATTATCAGGCGCTCAAGCAAACTATCAACCATTCTCCGTAATAGGCAATGGTTCTACTACCTACTACACGATTGTAGACAATACAAACAACGAGTGGGAAGTGGGTGTTGGTACTTATGTATCAGCAGGTAACTACATCTCCCGTGACACGGTATTGTCATCATCTAACGGTGGTGCATTGGTTTTCTTTGGTAGCGGTGACAAGGATATATTCCTAGACCTACCATCAGAGGCCGTGTTATTGAGTGCTGGTGATGTAACTGGCCCTGCTAGTGCTGTAGCCAACAACTTTGCTGCGTTCAACATGACCACAGGCAAACTAATCAAGGATAGTGGCTATAACGCTTCTAGCTTTGCTACTGCTGCTCAAGGTGCATTGGCTGACACTGCTATACAACCAGGTGACTTAGGCACTGCTGCCTACTTAGACGCTGGCTCTGCATTAGGTGTAGCGACACTAGACGCTGGTGGTAAAGTGCCAACAAGTCAAATCCCACAAATGGGTGACTTAAACTACCAAGGCACATGGAACGCATCTACCAACACGCCTACATTGACTAGCTCTAGTGGCACTAAAGGCTTTTACTATGTCGTGTCAGTTGCTGGTTCTACTAACCTAAATGGCATTACCGATTGGAAAGTAGGCGATTGGGCTGTGTTTAACGGCTCTGTATGGGAAAAGATAGATAACACTGATGCTGTAACATCTGTAAACGGTTACACAGGCACTGTCGTATTAACGGCTAGTGATGTAGGCGCTCAACCTGCTGGCACTTATGTGACCTCTGTAAGCGCTACAAGCCCTGTTACAAGCTCTGGTGGCACAACCCCTACTATTGCTATGCCAGCCGCTACTACAAGCGTTTCAGGCTACCTTACAAGCACAGATTGGAATACATTTAACGGCAAACAAGATGCTTTTGGAAGCCAAACAGCTAATTATGTTTACGCAGCTCCTAATGGTTCTGCTGGTGCGCCAACATTCAGAGCATTGGTTGGTGCGGACATTCCATCTTTGTCTAGCACATACATACCATACACAGGCGCAAGTAGTGCAATTAATCTAAATGCACAAACAGTAGTCAATGTTGACCACTTAGGTATAGGCACTACATCAGTTCCTACTATTTTAGTAAGGGCAATAGGCGATAACAATTCAACATCTCGCATAGCAGTTCGTGGCTATTCTAGCAATGCTAATAGCTCATCAATGCGGGTTACTAAATTCAGAGGTACTGCTGGTGCGCCTCAAGCACCACAAAGCGGAGATAGCTTAGGTAAGTTTGAGTTAGCAGGTTACGGCACTACATCTTCAGATGGTTACCCACAAGCGTCATTTGAAGGCGTTGCTACACAGAGTTGGGGTGCTATTGCTAGGGGAGCTAAGACTTTAATTAAAGTTACGCCTAACAATACAATAACGCAAGTTACAGCCGTAACTGTAGACCAAGATAGCAAAGTAACCTTGGCTGGTGCATTAGATGTAACAGGCACAACTACACTAGCTACATCATTAAGTGGTTTGGCTAAACTAACATCGGGTGTAGTGTCTGCTGCAACAAGTGGCACTGATTACGCTCCAGCTACATCAGGCACATCTATCCTTTACGGTAACGGCTCTGGTGGCTTTAGCAATGTAACAATAGGCACAGGCGTATCATTTGCTGGGGGTACGCTATCAGCAACAGGTTCAGGTGGTACAGTCACTAGCGTAGCAGCAACTGCAGGAGCTGGCATTAGCGTAACTGGTAGCCCTATTACATCTAGTGGCACATTAACCATAACAAACACAGCTCCTGACCAAACTGTAGCGATTACAGGTGCTGGTGGTGCAGTAGTGACAGGGACATATCCTAACTTCACTATCACGACACCTAGCGGTACAGTAACTAGCGTAACAGGCACAGCGCCTATTGCGTCTACTGGTGGTGCTACACCTGCTATCAGCATTAGCCAGGCTACTACATCTACTGACGGTTACTTGTCTAGCACAGATTGGAATACCTTTAACGGTAAAGGCTCAGGCACTGTAACTAGCGTAGGTGGTACAGGCACAGTTAATGGCATTACGCTAACAGGGACAGTCACTAGCACAGGCAATCTAACATTAGGTGGCACATTAGGCGGCATAGGTAACAGTCAGCTAACTAACTCTGCTGTAACGGTAGGTACGACAGCGATTAGCTTAGGCAGTAGCTCTACTACACTAGCTGGCTTGACTTCAGTTAGCTCAACTAACTTAACAGCAACGGCTGCGGTAACAGGTTCAGTAGTATCAGCAACAAATGGGTTAGTAATTAACAACATGACAATTGGTGCAAGCTATGCCATCCCTTCAGGCTACTCTGCTAGTTCTGTAGGCGCAGTAACGATAGCAAGTGGTGTAAGTGTAACCGTGCCTAGTGGCTCTAGATGGGTAGTTTTATAAAGGAAAAAATATGGCTTCAATAATTAATGCCTCTACAAGCGGAGTTGGTGGTGTCATCACTACAGCCGACAATAGTGGTGATTTAAACATACAAAGCGGTGGCTCTACTAAGATTGCTGTTACATCAGCAGGTGTAGCGGTTACTGGAACATTGAGTGCGAGTGGTGGCATTACAGTTGGTGCTACGGCTGCGCCAGCGTTTAGTGCTTATTTAAGTGGTGGTAACCAAGGTATTACAAGCGCAACATGGACAAAAGTAACTTTTAAAACGGAAACTTTTGACACAAATAATAATTTTGATAGCACTACTAATTATCGCTTCACGCCAACTGTAGCTGGGTACTATCAAATTAATTTAAGTATTCAGTTTACAGCAACTAATTATGGTGGAGCAGCACTTTCTGCTATTTATAAAAATGGCTCTAGTTATAAAGAGAATCAAATAGACCTTTCGGGGGGTTCTGGCGGAGCAACACCAATAAATACAATAAATTGTTCTGTATCCGACATTATTTATTTTAATGGAACTACTGATTATATAGAAGGCTATGGATATTCAACCTATACGGTTGCACCTGTTTTTGTACAAGGAAGTGCTAAAACTTGGCTTTCAGGCGCAATGATAAGGAGCGCATAATGAATTTATTACGAGCAGCAGCTAGAGCAGTTATAAGAGGAGTTAAATAATGCCTTTATTGTTAGCAGGAGCAACAAGCGGTGTAACGACTGTGCAAGCTACAGACACGGTGACTGCTACAATGACCTTGCCATCTGTATCGGGTATTGTACCAACACAAGACAGCACAACAGGTGCATTGACATTACCTACTGGCACAACAGCACAACGACCAACAGCCTCAACAGGTATGGTTAGGTATAACTCAACACTAGGCGTGATGGAATACTACAACGGTACAGCTTGGTATAGCGTGACTGCTACAACTCCTCCAATAATAGAGTATTTAGTAGTAGCTGGTGGTGGTGGCGGTGGTGGTGAAACATTAGCTACCCGTGGTGGTGGTGGCGGCGGTGCAGGTGGCTTTAGAACTGCTACAGGTTTTGCTGTCGCTAGTGGTTCTGCTATTACAGTTACTGTTGGAGCTGGTGGTGCTGGCGGTTCTAATGCTAGTGGTGTAAACGGTAGCGATTCAGTATTTGGGTCAATAACATCTACTGGTGGCGGTTCTGGTGGTGGTGCTACTAATAGGGGTGGTGGTGCAGGCGGTTCTGGTGGTGGTACAAACTACAGTACGGCTACATTAGGCTTAGGCAACACTCCATCCACTTCCCCAAGTCAAGGTAACAATGGTGGCTTGGGTGATTCAAACTTATTTTCAGGCGGTGGTGGCGGTGGAGCTTCAGCAGTTGGCGCAAACTCTCCTAGCCAAGGTAACTCAGGAGCTGGTGGTGCTGGTACTGCATCGTCCATCTCAGGTTCATCAGTAACCTATGCAGGAGGTGGTGGTGGCGGTGGACAAACTTCTGGGGGTGCAGGTGGTGCTGGAGGTGGTGGAGCTGGTAGTACAGGCTCAGGTACTGCTGGCACAGCTAACACAGGTGGCGGAGGTGGCGGTGGTGGTAATGCCGTTGGTGCTGCTGGCGGTTCAGGAGTTGTCATCATCCGTTACGCTGATACATACGCTGCTGCAACCTCAACCACAGGCTCACCTACTATAACAGTCGCTGGTGGCTACCGTGTCTACAAATGGACAGGTTCAGGTTCAATTACATTCTAAGGATTTACAAGATGGCTTATTTTTGCAAACTAGATGATAACGATGTCGTGATTGATGTTCACGCATTAAACAACATTGAGATGCTAACCTCTGAAGGTGTAGAGTCTGAGGACATGGGTAAGGCTTTCTTTATCCGTTGGTCAGGTGGCTACTCTAAATGGGTGCAAACATCTTACAACGGTACGATCCGTAAAAACTACGCAGGTATTGGTTACACATACGACCGTGTTCGTGATGCTTTCATTGCACCTCAACCTTTTCCTAGCTGGACATTAGTAGAAGACACTTGTCAATGGCAAGCTCCTACACCTATGCCTACAGACGATAAAGTATATGTTTGGGACGAAGCTACAACCGCTTGGGTAGAAGCTAAATAATGGCTAACTTGCTCATCAATGGAGCTACATCGGGGACTACCTCAATAGCCCCTACAGACAACGCTACGGCTACTATTACGCTACCTGCTACTACAGGTGTGTTTCCTGTGCAAACAGCTACTACAGGCGCTCTATATTTGCCATCAGGCACTACTGCACAAAGACCTACAGCAGCAACTGGTCAATGGCGCTACAACACAGACTTAGGTGTGCTTGAGTATTACAACGGCACTGCTTGGTATAGTATAACTGGCGCAGTTCAAATTCCTGTTGAATACCTTGTAGTTGCTGGTGGTGGCGGTGGAGGACATAGGGGAAGCCGAGGCTCAGGTGGTGGCGGTGCTGGTGGTTATTTAACAGCTAGTGGATTGTCAATAACTAAAGGTTCTGTTGTTACAGTTACAGTAGGAGCAGGTGGAGCTGGTGCTGCCAATACCGCTGTTACTGAAAGTGGCATACAAGGTTCTAACTCTGTTTTTGGGTCAATAACTGCTATTGGCGGGGGATATGGAGCAGGAAGTGGTTTTGGAGATTCTGGAGGTAGTGGCGGTTCAGGAGGTGGAGCGGCTACATCTAGTACGGGAGGCACTGGAACTTCAGGACAAGGTAATAATGGAGCTGACGGCGGAACATTAAGTGGAGGTGGTGGTGGTGGCGCAAGTGCTGCTGGCTCAATTGGAACTTCTACAGTTGGTGGTAACGGCGGCAGTGGTACAGCAAGCTCTATTTCGGGTTCAAGTGTAACCTACGCTGGTGGAGGTGGTGGTGGAGGCTACAACGGTAATGCTGGAGGCTCTAGTGCTACTGGAGGAACTGGTGGTAGCAATAATACAGGTTCTGCTGGCACAGCCAATACAGGCGGTGGTGGTGGAGGCGGTGGTTCAGTTCAAGGAACAAATACAGGAGTTGGAGCTGGCGGGGCAGGTGGTTCAGGTGTAGTTATTATTAGATATGCAGATACTTTTGATGCTGCTACAGCAACTACAGGTTCACCAACAATTACAGTAGCTGGCGGTTACAGAGTCTACAGATGGACAGGCTCAGGCTCAATTACTTTTTAAGGATTAAATATGTCAATGGTATTAGACGGAACAAATGGTAGTGGTCACCCAGTAGTCACCACTACACAGAAAAATGCTTTAACTCCAGCAGCAGGTTATGTTGTATTTGACAGCACATTAGGAAAGTTATGCGTTTACACAGGCTCTGCTTGGCAAACCATAACATCAGCATAATGGAAAAGATAATCGCTAAACTTAACGCTTTCTTAAGCCAATTCTGTATCGCGTGCAAAATACCTTGCGACAAGCAAATGCACTTTATATGCGGCTTTATCATAGCTGCTATACTGACACCATTCATCGGCTTTTACGCTGTTGTTGTCGTGGCTATCATTGCGCTACTTAAAGAGATATACGATGCACTACATCCTGACAAGCACACTGCTGACTTTTGGGATTGGGTAGCAACGACTTTAGGTGGTTTAGTAGGATTTGTTACCGTTAGCTTAATAGGATAATTTATGTTTGGATTTAACGCATTTGCATCTACAGCGTTTAGTTCATTATTAAGTGCAATTGTCCCACCACCACCTCCAGTTACATGGGGAACTACAGGTGGCATAGGTAAGAAGAAACACATACGCAAGTCAGCTAGAGCTGAAATGCAAGACCATGTTAAAGAGTTATTTGCAGAGCCAGTAGCAGCAGAGTTAAAAGAAGAAGTCGCTAAATATGTTAAGCCATCACAAGGCTTGTCTATTCATTCCATTGATTACGGTAAGTTAGCTCAAGACGCAGAGTTAGTGCAACGAATTATTGGCAGATTTAAAGAAATGCAACAAGAACAGGAGGATGAAGCATTACTACTAATGCTCATGTAACCATGGCAGCAATCAACGAGATAACAGGCGATTCTATACAGACTCGCATGAAGGGTAAAACCTTTGATGACAATTACGACAAGATAGATCGCACAGTAAAATTAGAAGAAAAGAAAGACGAGCAAGAAGACGATTTAGTAACAATGAAAGCTGACTTCCTAGAGCGATGGAATCTTAGTGGTGAAGAAGGCGAAAAGGTTTGGCAAGAAAAGCTAACCATGATGTACAGACAAGGCACTGTATCGTTGCCTTATGTTCGTGAAGACTACAAGCCCTATCAGTCAATGATTGATGGTCGCATGATAGAGGGCAAGAAAGCCCATAGGGAGCATCTAAAGCGTAACAACTGCATAGAGGCAGGTGATATGCCTATAAAGAATCCAGAAAGACCCAAGGATAACTTGAAAGAGCATATTGCTAGAGAAGTTTACAACAAATTGCGTTATTAACAAGGAGCAACAAATGGCAAAAGTTTCAAATTTAACAGGTTCAGGTATCGCTGGTGGTGCTGCACAATCTGTAGTTGGTTATGTATCATTGGCTCAAACAGCTAGTGGTGCTACACAAGGCGCACAAACCGCTGTTAGCGACATCGTGCAATACACAACATCTACATCTAACTACGGCCCTACATTATCAGCCACAGCAGCACCTGGTGACACAGTAACAATCGTAAACGGTTCAGCTAACACAATCAAAGTATGGCCAGCTTCAGGCTTCTCAATTGATGGTGGTACAGCAGATGCAGCAGCAACACAAGCAACATTAGTTACTAAACAATATGTTTCACTAGGTAACGGTAACTGGGTAACACTATAAGCAATCGACACATAACATTAATGTGTCTAAAAAAAGCAGTTTTGTATACATATAAATAAAATATGTAAAGAAAAATCAGTTTTATATACACAAGGAAAGCAAAATGGATAACCAGACTACTCTGGAAGAGCCAATTAGCCTTCGAGATACAATCGAAAATGCTATTGAATCAACAGAATCAGCAGTAACAGAAAATACGACCTCACAGGACGCTGTAGAAAGCGATAAAACTTCTCGCCCTAGGGATGAGTCAGGTAAATTCGCTAAAACCTCTCAAAACGCTTCAAAAGAGCTTACAGAGGCATCTGATGACAATGTTGTAGAAACAGACACAAATGTAGCAGAAATAACAACAAAACCTCGTCCTAGTTCTTGGAAAAAGGATTATGAAGAGCATTGGGGTAAGTTAGACCCAACTTTGCAGGATTATATTCAACAAAGGGAAGCTGATTACGCTAAAGGCGTGTCAACTTACAAAAATCAATGGGACATGGCTCAACCAGTA